ACGTTTGTTGCTCCAATGATTATCAGGGCTTAGGCAGGTTGTTCGCGAGACAGCTTTATGCTAGTCTGGCGCACAAAATAAACTTTGGGCGCTCTTGAGGGGTCACGGACGGATGGCAAATCCACTAAGCATAGATCAGCTCAGGAAGTGGGGTCGAAGCCTCTGGGGCGCACCGCAACTTCCTCTACCAACGCCTTACCAAACTCAGGGCTCGACGGGCACCGCCACTTGGGGCGGCTATATTCAGAATAAGGACGCCTCGTCACAGTGGCATGGCCGGCAGCGCTGGATACTCTCGAGCGAGCTAGCCGTAAACGCCAGCGTGGTAGCGGCCGGTGTTCACTACTTCCTCAATCTGATTTCGAACCCCAAGTGGACGGCGCAGCCTAGTGATCCTAGCAGCGAAGCGAAGGATATGGCCGACTTCGTGAACGATGTGCTGGCCAACACGCACACTCCCTGGCCTAACATCGTGCGACAGGCCGGCATGTTTCGCTTTCACGGCTTCAGCGTTCAGGAGTGGACTGCCGAGCATCGGTCAATCGACGGGCTGATCGGCATTTCTGACATCGAGGTACGGCCACAGCATACCATCGAGCAATGGGCGGTGGATGAAGTTGGCCACGTGCTGGGCTGCTTTCAGCGCAACCCACAGAACAATGCATTGCTAGGCTTGCCTAGAAGCAAGCTGGTTTATATGAAGGAAGATAACCTCACCGACAGCCCCGAGGGTTTGGGGGTCTTTCGGCATTTGGTCGAGCCATACTCGCGGCTGCGGCGCTTTCTCGAGCTTGAGGTGCGAGCCTACGAGCGAGATTTGCGCGGTATTCCCGTAGGTCGGGCGCCGTTGTCGGCCATCAATCAGGCGGTCAAGGCCGGTAACATGACGGCTGAAGAAGGCGCACGATTGGTCCAAGGTATGGTTGATATGGTCCAAACCCAGGTCAAGCAGTCAGATACTGGCTTGTTGCTGGATAGCCAGACTTTTACGACCATCACGGCTGGTGGCCCGGTAGTTTCTAGTGAAAAGCAGTGGAGTTTGGACCTGCTGAGCGGCCCAGCCTTGGGCCTTAGCGAGATCAGCGCCGCGATTGATCGCATCCAGCGTGAAATGGCACGCATCATGGGCATCGAGCATCTCATGCTCGGTGGCGGTACGGCTGGCGGTGCAAAGGCCGTGGCTTCGGATAAGTCACAAAATGTCTACCTGATTGCCAACAGCGTGCTCCGTACCATCGTGGCCAGCATGCAGCACGACATCATTGGACCGTTGTGGGCACTCAATGGCTTCGATGACAGGCTTAGACCTCGCCTCGTGGCCGAGAACATAGCGCCGAAGGATGTTGTCGAGGTTGCCACGACGCTTGCTCGCTTGAGCCAGAGCGGTGCAACGCTCGCGCCGGATGATCCCGTCGTCAATGACGTGCGCGACATGCTCGGCGTCAGTCGCACCAAGTTTCAACCCGAGCAAGAGGTATTGACGGCTGATCCTAACGACCCAAACCAGCCGCCGGCACCATTGCCCAAGGTGTTGCCGCCGGCTGATGGTGTTAATCCACATACGCCCGGTACAGGTGAGGTAGATGCGCAGGGCAAGCCAAAGCAAAGCCCAGAAATGCAACGGCTGCCGCGCAACACAGCGGCGAGCGAGTAATCGGGGGTACACATGACCACAGTTGCAATCGACTCCACTCTGTACGACGTTTACGCAAGCGTTGCCGATGCCGATCTGTATCTTAATGGCTTGCTCAACGCCACGGCATGGGCAGCGGCGACTGAGCTTCAGAAGTCACAAGCCTTGATTACGGCTACCCGCACGATGGATAGGCAGTGTTGGGTAGGTGAGAAGACTATGGTCAGTGGGCAGGAGCTTCAGTGGCCACGCACGAATACCGGCATCGACGGGGTAGAAGACGATATTGTGCCGGCTGACATCATCAACGGCTGCATCGAGCTTGCCAATCTGTTGATGGCTGGCAGCAACGTGCAGAGCACGACGACGCCTAACGGCCAAGGGTTGCAGATCATCAAGGCCGGCTCGGTGAGCTTGACCTACTTTCGGCCGGGGCTCGAGAATTATTACGATCAAAATGCTCGCTTCCCGATACCTGTGCAGGAGCTGGTTGGCAAGTATATGTGCGGAGCTACGGCAGCGCTTGTCGGTACGGCTTACGGCGCCGGCGTGACGACAGATCGGAAGACCCAAAGCGTCACCAACGACGAGTTCGACTATAACGACGGTATCTAAATGGCAAAGTACTACTACATCGAGTTCGATACGCTCGACATGAAGGATAGGATTGTCGCTGTGCGTGTCGAGGTGACTAAAGAAGTTGTACGCGATATGAACAAGAAGATGAATATCAATTTGGCCGATGATCCGCTTTATGCCGCGCTTCAACGCTACGTGCTCGCCAACCCCCGCGTGTACGCGAAAGACATGGAAGATGATAAATGAAGCACGTAAACGGTGTATGGAGCCCTGACGAGATTAAGACTCGTTGGCTCGAAGGCCCATTCATCAACGGGCTGCCCAGCTACCAGTACGACGATATCCAGCAAGTCGTGCAGGCTTGCGGTAGCCGGCTGAACGTAGCTATAGATGGCGGGGCATGCGTCGGCATTTGGACTATTCATCTAGCCCGCTACTTCAAGCGGGTTATTGCCTTCGAACCGATACCGCACATTTTTGCCTGCCTGGAAAAGAATACTGAGGTGTACGGACCTGAGCGGGGGTCTGATCGAGCCCTTGACCTTTACCGGGCAGCACTCAGCGACAAGGTGAGCCAGCTAGCCATGACGCCACGCGCGGTTGGATGGGCGGCTCACCCGCACACCAAGTCGAGGGGCGAGCCGCAGTATTTCCCCTGCATGACGGTCGATAGCCTCAAGCTCGACCAGCTCGATTTGTTGAAGCTAGATTTGGAGGGGCACGAGTACGCGGGCCTGCTTGGTGCGCGCGAAACAATCATACGCTGCAAGCCTTTTGTGATCGTTGAAGAGAAGCTCGATAAGATGAAGCGGGCGATTGGCTTTCTCACCGACCTTGGCATGACGTGTACCAGTGTGCAAAACGGGCACGACTACTTCTTTAGATGGTAGTTATATAACTCAAGGATAGCACTAAAATTGTTGGTGCTTCCGTATTGCATTCGTTTCGCTCTTGCCTTATAAGCGCACGAGGCATTTTCTAAGTAGAACGCTTCGGGGCCGAGGGATGTAACTAGCGCAAATGCCGTATGCCAGGAACCAAGATCTTCCGACGAGTGTGAAGAACCCGCTACCTGTGGCGGCGCAAACCCTGTTTCGCAGGGTGGTCAATGCCCAGCTACAGGGTGGGAAGTCGGAAGAGGTTGCCTTTCGTTCGGCTTGGTCGGCGGTCAGCCAGCAGTATAAGAAGCCGGCTGGTGGTACGCGATGGGTACACAAGGTTCGGAATGCTACCCTGTACGGCCGACGCAATGTCGAGAACGCAGCCGACATCATCAAGTGGGCCAAGTCGCAGGGGTTCGAGAAAACCCTACAGCCGCACGACATGCATGTTACGGTCGCGCACAGTTCTGATGCTGTGGATTGGCCCGCGCAGGATGATGACGCTATCGTTATCAAGAGCCAGCGCGGCCGGGTGGTCGAGCCTTTAGGTAAAGAGGGCACAGCCGTACTCAAGTTTGCGAGCCCATCGCTTAGCCGGCGCTTTGACGAGCTTTGCAAGGTTCATGGGTGCAGTTGGGATTTTCCTGATTACGATCCGCACATCACGATTAGCTACGATGCTGGTACTGTGGATCTTAGTAAGGTCGAGGCATACACTGGACCGATCGAGCTGGGTCCTGAGATTTTCGAAGAGGTTGACGACGACGGTAGTTGGGCCGACAGTATTACGGAGAAGGGCGCTGCTGAGCCAAACCTAGGCGTATTCAAATTCCTGAAGAACCTGGGTTTGGTGTTTGGTTGGGCCATCGTTAGCAAAGTCGGCGGTGAAGAGTACTACGATTTGCAGGGCGACCACATACCAGAAGACGCGATGCTCGAAGCTGCTACCAAGTTTATGGAAGAGCATCGCGTTATGAAGGTCATGCACAAGGGCAAGCAGGCCGGCGAGGTTGTGTTTGCATGGCCGATGACAACCGAGATCGCTAAGGCGATGGGGTTGAAGTCAGGCACGACGGGCTTGATGGTTGGCGTGAAGCCGACCGACAAGAGAGTGTTGAAGGACTTTGAAGACGGTACCCTTACCGGCTTCAGCATTGGCGGTCATCGCCTAGTTGATGAAGAAGTCGAGTAGGGAGAGTTAGGTGGCTGCACCTAAAAAGAACATCATGCGTAGGTTTCGCCTCAGCGAAATCTCAACTGTTGACGTCCCAGCTCAGCAAGGAGCCGTCATGGCGATCATGAAACGCAAGTCGATCACGAAGAGTGTCGGTCGCTTTGACTACCCGGCTGAGGATTTCGCCTACGTTGGCGACCCGAAAGACCCAAAGACCTGGAAGTTTCTACTGACCGAAGAGCCCGGTGGCGACATTTCGAAGGCTCGGCTGGACAAGGCCGTCGATGCATTTGGCGCCAACGTCAATGCAGCCTCGACGGTAGATGGTACCAATGGCGGCGCCGTGAAGCCTCAGAAGTACCACATTCCGACCGATGCCATCGACGACGTGCTCAATCGCTTGCGCGATGCATGGCATATCGCGTACCCAGATAGCCACCCCGGCGACATGCCGAACCCGCTGCAGGATGACGGCTCGAACCCGTCACCTGACCCGACGGACCCGGCGGCCGAGATGGCAGACGAGTTGAATGCTGACGCAGGCGGGGCCGATAATACCGACCCGAATGCAGAAGAGGGGGCCGACAATGCTGGTGATGGTACAGATAGCCCTGATGGCGCCGATGCTGCTAGTGCTGCTCACGACGCCATCGACAATGCTGTGGCCAATCCTCATCCTGACAATACTGCTGCTGCTCACGCCGCTGTTGATGCTGCGGCGAAACCCAAGAAGGCACCTCCAAAGGGCAAGGGTAAGGCACCGGCAAAGGACAAGACACCGCCAGGGTTAGTTGGCAAAATCCTCAAACGGTACATCGACCCTGCAGAGGGCGCGATGACTTTTACCGACGTGCTCGACTGTTACGAGGCCGACAAGAAGTACCAGGACATGATGTCGGCCGCGTGGCCTTTGATTAGCGCGTTGGATACTTCGCTTCGCTCGATTATAGCAGATCAAGACGTCGATGACGCTAC